CGGTTGATATTCTTTCTGCGCATGCAATGTCAAAATGAGCAAGGGGGGTAGGAAGAGCCCAATGGCAGGAAGAAAGCCGACACCGACCCAAACAAAGATCATTCAAGGAACATTCCGTAATGATCGTGCTGTCAATGAACCAACCCCAGCTCCTCTTTCGCAGAAAGAATATCAACCGCCTCGATGGTTGAAAGGCCGAGTCGCCCGAAAAGCATGGCGGCGGTTCTACCAGGTATTGACCGACAACAACGTGCTGACGGAGATGGATCGTACGGCACTGGAGATGCTGTGCATCGCGTATGCGAAATGGCGGGAGGCGGCGGAAAAAGCAAAAGTGGGGCTATATGAAACCAAAACGGGGTATGTCAGCCATAACCCGCTCATCAATGTGGAGAACCGTTACGCCAAAGAACTGCGGGCGCTTCTGACCGAATTCGGTCTCACCCCCAGTTCGCGATCACGGATCGATTTGCCAATGCCGAAAGAGGCTGGCCAGGACCCGATGGAGAAGATCTTGAATGAGGCATAAATGCGTTGCGCTGCTACTCCTTCTGGGAGCACTCGTCGTGGCTGAATCATTCGCAGCCGAGCAATACATCCGCGACGTGATGAGCGGCAAAGAGGTCGTCTGCCATCTTACACGCCTGGCCGTTGAGCGGCATCTCCGTGACCTGGAGAGACAAAATACTGCGGAGTTCCCCTACTATTTTGATCCCTCTGAACCCAAGCGCGCTATCACTTTCAAGCGGCAACTGAAGCTCATCGATGGCCCGTACAAGGGCGCGCATCTTACAATCCCGCCCTGGCTCCAATTCAAGGACTGGATGCTCTTTGGTTGGCGCCGTACTGATGGCGGCTACCGCCGTTTTCGCAAAGCATACATCGAGGTAGCCAAGAAAAATACCAAGACCACAGATGCCGCAAGCACGGCGCTGTACGTATTTTACGCCGAGCGTCCGCGCGACTGGGGGCCGCAGCTTTATTGCCTCGGTCCGAAGAAGGAACAGGGCAAGATCTCCTGGGATATCGCGGCGGCGATGGTGAAAGCGCATCCGATCTTAAGTGCACGAGCGCGCTTTTACAAAGAGAACACGAACGAGCCGCGGCTGCTTCTAACAACCGATCCACGGGCGATCATGACGGTCTGGGGCAAGGATGCTGCGAAACAGGACGGCTTCAGCCCGTCCATGGCTCTTGTGGATGAGGCGCACCTGTATCCGGGCCACAAGGCGATGGAGACGATCGAATCCGGCCAGGGGGCCCGGCTTCAGCCTCTGAGCTACATCATCACTACGGCCGGCTTTGATCTGGAATCTCCATGCTATACCGAAGAGCGGAATTTGATCATTGAAATTCTGGAGCGGACCGTCGATCCGATTCCGGAACAGGTGTTCGGCCTGATCTACACGCTGGATGAAGGCGATGATTTCATCGACCCGAAGGTGTGGCCGAAAGCCAACCCCAGCCTGGACATTCTGCCGACTCCGCGCCGGGATTTCCTCCGTGAACGAGTGACCACGGCGCTGAACATCCCAACCAAACGAAACGATGTGCTGACCAAGAACTTCAGCGTCTGGACGCAGGTGCAAACCCGCTGGATCTCTCCGGACTTCTGGGCCGCCTGTGCCGGAGCGGTCGACGAGAAGGCCCTCGAGGGACGGCGAGCCTACGGCGGGATCGACTTGTCGATGACCCGCGATCTCACCGCCTGGGTGCTGTGCTTCTGGCCGAGCGAAGAGGAGCCGGACGTGTACCCGTTCCTGTACCGGTTCTTTCTTCCCAAAGAGAACATCGTGGAGCGGGAGCGCGAGGACAAGCGGCAATACCGCTATTGGGCCGAGCAGGGCCTGTTGACCCTTACCCCCGGTCCCCAGGTGAAGTATGCAGCCGTGGAAGAGCAGATCCGGGAGGACACCCAGCGTTTCGACATCCCGCAGATCGCCTATGATCCGTACCGGGCGGGCGTGCTCGTGGAGGATCTGCAGAAACACGGAGTGACCCTCGAAATGGTCATGTACAAACAAATCTATCAGTACATGGCCCAGCCAACAGAACTGTTCGAGCGGGCGGTGACCGGGAAAAAGATCGCCCATGGCGAGAATCCCGTCATGAAATGGATGGTTGCCTGCACCGAGGTCAGTACCAACCGAGCGGGACTCATCATGCCGATGAAGCCGAAGCGGGGGGCCTACGGGAAACGGATCGACGGCGTGGTGGCCTCGATCATGGCCTTCCATCGGGCCTACCTGGAATTCGGCAAGATCCAAGAGAACAAGGTGGAAATATGGGCGGTCTAAAGTTCGGAAAGCGAATCGCGGCCGCCGCCACGGCGTTCCGGAAATTCGAAGAATACGACGAGAAGAAATGGAACGAATGGCAGCGCGGGCTGCCAACGGCAGCCGGTACGAGGATCAATGAGACCTCCTCCCTCACCATTTCTGCGCTCTTTGCCGCGGTGAATTTTCTGGCCAGCACTTTCGCCTCATTGCCGGTATCGGTGTATCGGCGCCTGCCGGATGGCTCGAAGATTCAGGACTATGAGCATCCGCTTTACGATCGGCTTCACAACAAACCGAATGACAGCGATCTCACCTCCTGGCAATGGAGATACACCTCGATCTACCACAAGTACCTTTGGGGTAACTGGCATACCTATCACGATACGCGGAGCTATCGAGATCAAGAACTCATTCCCCTACTTCCGGACCGCACCTGGGTGGATCCGCAGAACGACCAGCAATACATAACGCATCTGAAAAACGGCCAGAAGATTCCGCGGCGAGTTTATCTTCCGCGATCCCGGGTCCTCCATATCCCGCACATCAGCTTGGACGGGATTCATGGGAAGGGGATCATCCATTACGCCCGGGAGTCCCTGGGGCTTGCCAAAGGGCAGGAACAATTCGCGGCCACGTTTTTCGGAAACGGGATCCATCCGGGCGGATTCGTGGAAGTCGAAGGATCGATGGAGGAGGAAACCCGCAAGGGCCTCCAGAAAGACTTCAACGAGAAATACGGCGGCCTCGGCAAGACGTGGAAGTTCATCTTTTTAAGCGGTGGAGCCAAGGCGAAGGAGGCTGAGGTTGATCCTCAGAAGGCGCAGGCCCTGGAATCGAGGCAGTTCTCGGTGGTGGAGATCGCCCGTTGGATGAACCTCCCGCCGCACATCCTGCGGGACCTGGTCCGGGCGACCTTCAGCAACATAGAGGAGCAGTCTCTCGAGCTGGTGATTTATTCCCTGCTCCCGGTTGCCAGCCAAGTCGAGCAGGCCATGAACGTGAAGCTGTTCGACGAGGAGGAGCGGCGAACCCATTACGTGAAGTTCGAGCTCAAAGGCCTGTTGCGCGGCGATTTGAAGGCGAGGACGGAATTCTATAATGCCATGCTCGACCGCGGCGTATTCAATGCGGACATGGTCCTGGAGCTCGAGGACATGAATCCGCAGCCGGACGGTCTGGGAAAGGTTTATGTCATGCCGCTGAACATGGTGAACAAGGAGATGGTGGTTTCACCCCAGCCGCTCACGATCGAGAACAAAGACAGCGCCATGGTGAAGCGGGCCACCGTGCAAGTTGTCCAGAGACGAAGCGCTGCATTGCGCCGGCGCCTGACGATCGCCTACAAGCCGAAGTTCGAGGAATTCGCCGCGAAGCTGGTCAAGAAGGAGGTTGAGGCGGTGCGGACCGCGGTGGAACAGATGCTCTCCCGGCACGGAATATCCGAGTTCAATTCCTGGCTCCAGGGCTTCTACCGGGATTTCGGCATAGAAGTGGACGCTCTCATTGCTCCGCTTGTCACCTCATACGCCACGGCCATCCTGCCGGTTGCGCAGGAGGAGATCAGCAACGAGTCGGAAATCAGCCCGCAATATGCGGATTTTCAACGGGAGTACAGGGAGTATTTCGCCAAGCGGCACATCATTTCCTCTCGGGAACAGCTCGAAGCGGTCATTCGGAACGCTCAGAAAGAAGCAGCAGACGAGCGCGATGCACTCGAGCAGCGCTTGAACGAGTGGGAAGAGAAGCGGGCGGCCAAGATCGTCATGAGGGAAACGGTCCGGTCAGAGAGCGCGTTCACCCGGTCGGCTTTCGCTCTATGCGGCATCATGAAGATCCGCTCCGTGGCCTATGGAGAAAGCTGCCCCTACTGTCAGGCTCTCGATGGGAAGGTGATCGGAATCGACGAGTATTTTCTTTCCAAAGGAGATTTTCTGCCGGAGGGGGCGGAAAGGCCCTTGACGGTTTCAAACAACTGCAGCCACCCGCCTTACCATGACGGCTGCGACTGCGGAATCGAGGCGGCTATCTAGGAGAAAACGATGGAAGAGCAGATTTGTAACGAAGCAGAAGCAAGGCCGTATCCCAACGAGCATTCATGCCGGCTTATGGACCCGGGGAAGTACAAGAAATTCGCCCGCAAGAACTGTTACCAAAAGCACGAGGGGAAATGCATCGATTTCGTCTTCGGCATTATCAGTACCGATGAAAGCGAGCTTCAGGCCATGCGCTATCCGACCAAGACCTGGACCGAAAAGTCGGCCCGGGCCCATTGTAAGGAGCATGAGGGAACCTTTGAGCCCGCGAAGGAAGAGGAGGCCTTTTACCCAACCGAAGAAACGCGGGCCTTGAAGGTGAGCTCCAAGGCGGCCTCGCACGCCAAGAGCCTGATCGCCGCGGGCAAAATCAACGCCGATGGTGCCTGGAGCTTCACGGCCAAGGACAGCCATGCGCTCATGGACTCGGTAAACGGCGACTGGGGTGACTACGGCCTATGGTTTCTGGTGCAGGACGATACGGCCGACGAGGACACCTACCAGCGTTACAAATACCCATACGGAAAGCAGGGAAAGGTCTGGAGGCGGGCTGTCATCGCCGCCAAACAGCGCGCCAGCCAGCAGAAGTTCAGCGCACTGGTGGAGGCCGCAGACAGTCTGCTGCAAGCCATCGACAAGAAACTCGGCAAGGATGAGGAGAAAAGCGTGAACGAGCCGGAACGCCGGTATCTGCCGTTTTCGCAGGAGATGCGGGCGGTGGAAGAGGACGGCAAGATGATCATCGAGGGCTACCCGATCGTGTACGAGACCTACGCGCCGATTTGGGGATTCCGCGAGATCATCCGCAAAGGTGCTGCGGCCAAGGCGCTGAAGACGGCCGATGAGCTGGTGCTTTGGGACCACGAGAGCTCGCAGCCCATGGCCCGCCGCAGCAATGGCACCCTGGGGGTGAAAGAGGACGATCACGGTGTGTTCATCCGGGCCGATGTGTCCAAAACCGTATGGGGCCGAAACGGGTACGAGGCGATCAACAACAAGGTGATCGACAAGATGAGTTTCGCCTTCGATGTACAAGACGACAAATGGCATACCGATGAGGTCGACGGCGAACAAGTGATGACGCGCGAGATTTTTGAGTTCGCGCAGCTCTATGATTATTCGCCGGTAAGTTATCCGGCCTATAAACAGACCATAGTAAATGCTCGAAGTTTGGAGTTGGCATTCCGCCACAGGCCAGAACCGGAGGCGTCCGGGGATGAAGCAGGCGCGGCGGCGCAGGAAGTGAGAAAGGAAGCCAAGGCCAACATCGAGCAATGGAAAAAATCGACAGAAGAAAGGAATCAATATGAAACAGACTGACATCAAGCTCCTAATGCGAAAGAAAGACGAGCTTCTCGCCAAGCGCCAGGGAATCCTGGACAAAGCCGTGGAGGAAGAGCGCGGCTACACCGACGAGGAGCGGGAAGAGGTCCAGAAGCTGCAGGGGCAGGTCGCCGATTTCGACGAGCAAATCAAGGAAGCTCAGGAGATCGAACGGCAGCGGGCAGGCATCCCCGCCGGTCAGGGAAATATAGCAGACCTTCTGCGAGGACAGAGCGGGGATCCGGCACCGACCGAGTGCCGGTTCAAGAACCTCGGACACTTCGTCCGGGATATCTGGCAGGCCCGCCGGGGCAACATGAGCGAGCTTCTGCGGAACTACGCTGAAGGGATGGAGACGAGCCTCCGGGCCATGAACATCTCCGACGGAACCTCCCTGGGATTCATGATCCCGGACACCTTCGAGGCGGGAACGCTTCAACTGGTGGGCGCCGGGGGATGGATCCGCCAGCGGGCCCGGGTGATCCCGGCCGGAGAGTATCCGGATGCCCGGTTCCGGAAGAGGGTCCTGAAGCAGGGAGCCGGCGGGGTGTACAACGGAATCCTGGTGAACTACATCGGCGAGGGCGTGGCCCCCATCGACGAGAGCAAGCTCGAGTACTTCCTGTTCACTCTGGATCCTTCGGACAAGAAGATCGGGTTATTCTACATCACCTCCGAGGAAACTCTGCAGAATCCGACGGCGGTCACAGCCGACATGGAGCAATCCCTGCGGGGATCCGTTGCCGAGCTGGAGGACGACCTGTTCATCAACGGCGACGGCGTCGGCAAGCCCAAGGGGATTTTGAACTCCGACGGCATCAGGCTCATCAACCGGAACACCTCGAGCGATTTCAAGTTCGCAGACGTACTCCAGATGAGCAAGTTCATGTACCCCAGGGCGGTCAACCGCAACTGGGAGCTTTCCCTGGATCTCTACGACAAGGTGGGAGGCATGACCGACGGCGCAAGCCGGTACATCATGATCGCCGGCGACGCCACCAAGGGGATCCCGGACCTGCTGCACGGCAGGCCGATCCATTGGAGCGAGGTCCTGCCGGCGATCGGCAACCGCGGCGACGCGATGCTCGTCGACTGGTCGTTCTACTTCATCAAGGACGGCTCGGGCCCCTTCTTCGCCACCGATCCTTACACGAGGTTCCTCGAGGGCGAGATCCGGGTCAAGATGACCATCAAGATGGACGGAGACACCTGGGTGAAGGAGCCCCTGAAGCTCAAGAACGGAATGGAGGTTTCTCCATTCGTGGTACTGGAGGTCTAACATGAAAGTGCGAATCAGTGAGGACGTCAAACTGGATGTCGGGCTGGTCTCCCAGGCGCTGAACGACAGCAACGTCACCGGGAAATACCATCCCGTCAAGGACTACCCCCGGATCTGCGCGGTGCTCGACGGCGGGGCCATGGCCGCGACCAAGACCTCGAAAGTCGAGCTGCTGCAGGCCAAGGACAACGGCGGAACCGACGCCAAGGGGATCCCGAGCGACGCGGATCAACAGGCCGCGGCCGAGATCACGGCCAACGCTAAGATCACCGAGGGCACCGTGGACCTGACCAACGTGGCGAACACCGACGTGGTGACGGTCAACGGGATCGACTTCACCAAGGCGGCAGCGACCAGCGAAGCCGATCGAGAGTTCGCGGACGCCGCGGGCCTCGTGAGCTGCATCAACCACGCAACCTACGGAGTGCCCGGCGTGAAGGCGAGCAATGCCAGCGCCGTGGTGACCGTGTGGAGCGAGGAGCCGGGCGAGGTGGTGATCACCCTGGACAAGACCGAGAGCGCCGGAACCATCACCCTGGCGACCACCAAGGCGCAGGCCTTCGTGGAGATCGACACCCGGCAGCTGGACAAGAAAAATGGCTTCGGCTACGTGGCCGCAAAAGTAACCACCACCGCAAACAGCAATGTGGCCGTGGTGCTGCTGCGCGGAAACGCCCGCTACACGCCGGATCAGAAGGTCGGCGCGTCGGCGGTAGTCTAAAGCCGGGTTTGACAAAAACAACGTATTTCCCCGGGAGCTTCGGTTCCCGGGGAGTATCGAAGAAGGAGAAACGATGAAAGTAAGAGTCCTGAGACATTCCAGGCTGAACGGCATGGACGTTAAAGCCGGCCAAGAGGTGGAGATCCCCGATTCCCTGGCTGAAAGCTGGTTTCTTTCCGGCCGGGCAAAGAGAGCGGATCTTCCAGAGGCGGTCAAACCCAAGCGCAGAAAGAAATCGCCCGAGAAGGCGGTGAAGAAACCCGGCGAAAAGGCGGTCAGGCTCGCCGAAGGCGAAGACGCAGGCGGGCCGAAAGAGGAATAAATGGCGCTGAAGCTCGTCGCTGCGCCCGCGGTTGAGCCGGTCGACTTGGCGGAGGTCAAAAGCCATCTGCGGATCGAATCCGTAGACGAGGACACGCTGCTGGAGGGACTGATCAAAGCCGCCCGGGAATACTGCGAGGGCTACCAGAACCGGGCCTACATCACCCAGACCTGGGAGCTGCTGCTGGACGGCTGGCCGGACTCCCCTTTCGCGGTCCCGCTTCCGCCTCTGCAGTCGGTGACGAGCATCAAGTGGTACGACATGGCGGAAACGGAATCTGTCTTTGACGCGGCAGATTACCAGGTGGACGTGGACAGCTACAGAGGGCGGATATCGCTCGCCTACGGCAAGAGCTGGCCGACGCTGAGCTTGAGGCCGATGAACGGCGTGGTGGTGCAGTTCAAGGCCGGCTACGGCGATTCGGCAGACAGCGTTCCGGAGCAGATCCGGTTGGCCGTCAAGGTACTGATCGGGCATCTGTACGAGAACCGGGAGGCCACGGACGTGAAAGAGCATCCGGAGGTGCCGTTCGCCGTGCATTCGCTTCTCGGGCTGAAGAGGATCACGCTGACATGAGAGCAGGCCCGATGCGCCACCGGGTGACGATCCAACGCCCCGTAGCCGATCCTGCCTGGGGTGGAACCACCACGTGGCAGGATCACGCCACGGTGTGGGCGGCGATCGAGCCCCTGAGCGGCCGGGAGTTCTTCGCAGCGCAGCAGGTGCAGTCGGAGACTACCGGAAAAATCACGATCCGGTATATCCCCGGCATCACAGCGGACATGAGGATCCTGCATGGCAGCCGGATATTCGAGCTGACGGCTCCTCCGATCGATCCGCAAGAGCGGCACGCGGAGTTGCAGCTGATGGTCAAGGAGACCACGCCATGAGCGAGTGGAAGCTCGAGGTGAAGGAGGTGATGAGCCGCGAGCTGGAAGTCCAGCAGAACGTCCGCCGGAAGTTCGCCGCGGGACTGAAAGACTGCGGAGAGATCATCACGCCGGCAGCCCGGGCGATGGCGCCGCGGAGAACCGGCAAGTACGTGCGGAGCATCGATTACCGGGTCGATGAGAAGAAGCTGGAAGCGGCATTGGTCTCCGGAGGCAAAGGAGCGCGGCATGCCATCCTGCTTGAGTACGGGACTCACAAGATGCCCGCCTTCGCAACCATGCGGCGTGCGGCCGAGCAGACCCGGCCCCAAATGGGATCGGCGATCAGAAAACGGATGGGAGAACCGGTTTGAGCATCGAGCAGCAACTGCACAACTATCTCGCCAACCATGCTCCGCTGACCGACAAGATCGGGGCCGACAAGGTGTTTTTCGTTCAGGCCCCTCAAGGGACCGAATACGATTACGTGGTGCTGACGAAGATCTCCGGCAACCGGCTGCGCAAGATCGGCTTCGGCTTTCCCCTGTTCCAGATCAGTTACTTTTCGCAAGACAAGTACCGGGCGCTGGAAGGAGCGGAGATCATCATCCAGGCGCTCGACGGGTACAGCGGCTCATGGGGCACGCTGTACGTAATCGGAAACTACCAGGACGATTCAGTCCTGGTCGACGACGGCGTGTTTCATGCGCCGGTCGAAATCAGAATCAACCATTTGGAGGTAAGTTAAATGGCTTACGGAAGTGTGCACATCCCGGCGGGATGCACAGTGAAGATAGGCGACACGGTGGCCGCTCTGACGGACCTGGGAGTCCTGAAAGGCGATGCGTCCATCGAGATCACCTACGACAAGGTCAAAGTCGAGGGATCAAAAGCGGAAACGCTGGTCGACTTCGTCAAGAACATGAAGGCGACCGCGACGTTCGAGATGTACCAGCTGCATCTGCCGAACATCCAGAAGCTCTTCGACGGAGCGGCCACGATCACGAGTGAGGACGGCACGCCGGTGAGTGCTGAAGACGAGGTGATCGCCTCCGGCGACTGGTCTTTCGAACAGTTTGTGCCGTTCGAGAAGTACAACGGCGACGGTACGGAGCCGACGATCAACAGCGTAACCGGTTCGGTGGACGGCGCCCTGGTCGAGGACACGGACTACTACATCGTCAAGAACGAGGAGGCGCGCTGGGGGATCATCATTCTCGATTCCGCCACGGTGACGACCGAGGAACAGGATATCACGGTCAACAAGGACTACACGCCGGCAGCTTCCAAGACCCTCGACATGGGCAATGCCAGCGCCGAGCTGGTGACCAAGATCGTGGAGTTGTCCAAGACCATCGGCGGCAAGCTGTTCCGGGCCAGGCTGTGGTCGGCCACAAACGAGGCTGGCTTGACGTTGAGCTTCCCGGATTCCGCCGGCGATGATCCGGCCTCGATCCCCATCTCCGTGGTGGGAGGCCTGGACACCGATCGGGCGAGCGGAAAGCAGCTGATCGAGATTTACGACGAAATCGGTTTGACCGTCTGATGGCCGAGCGCCTCATCAACCTGGACAATAGCCCGCGGACGGCGGTGACTCTTACGCTCGCGGGCGAATCCTTCACGATCCGACGCGTGGTTACAGGAGCGCAGCAGCTCTGGTCCGCCTTCGTCCGGGAGAGCGCCGAGTACCTGGAGAAGATCGACGCCTATCAAAAGGCGATCTCCGGAAAGACATCCCCCGAGGAGCTGGCACGGCGCACCGAAGAGATCAGCCGCGAGGTGGACGTCTTCGCCGAGACCAAGCTCGACCGGCTACTTGGCATCATCGAGCTGCTGCTTGAGAAAAACGGCTACAGCTTTGACCGGAAGTGGTGGATCGACAACGCCGGCGAGGAGGATTATCGGGAGTTCATTACCTCGGCGATGCTCAAAGATCAGAAAGGCGCAAAAAAAAACGAGGCCGCAGAGGAGAGCTGAAGTGGGACCGGGTGGCGCTGCTGCTCGGCCGATACTGGCCGTACATGACGCCGGCCTACATCTGGGGCGAGATGGACATGGGCGAGGTGAGCACGGCGTTGGGCTACGTGATGCGCTGGGAGCTGCATCCAGTGAACAAGAAGCACTATGATGCGCTGGTCAAGGGGCTGGAGGAGTGGCTGACGGATCCGCCGGCGAGGCAGGATCTGTCCTGGCTGAAGGAGCCGATCGGCAAGGTGATACGAAAGCATGGGTAAGAGCAAAGTAGGAGAGCTTCAGTACAAAATCACCGGCGATTCGAAAGAGCTGAACCAGAGCCTGAAGAAATCGCAAGATCGCACGGCGAAATTCACCCGGTTCATGAAAAGCGCCCTTGGAATCGGTGGGGCGGTGATCGCCATTCGGTCGCTCATTCGCCTCGGCAAGGACCTGGTGCAGCATTACGCTGTGCAGGAACAGGCGGAAAATCGCCTGGCCGCGGCGATCCGGGCCACCGGCGGCGATGTCGATGCCTTGATGGAACAGTACAAAGACTTCGCTTCCGCGGTGCAGGCCGTTACCACCGTGGGCGATGAACAGACGCTCGGGCTGCTTCAGCAGGCGCAGAGTCTGGGAGTCGCCCGGGAGCGTATGGAGGAGGCGGCGAAAGGAGCGATCGGATTATCGAGGGCCTTCGGCATCGACATGAACACGGCTCTGCGCGGGATCGCTTTGGCCTTCGAAGGCCAATACACGATGCTCAATCGCTATATTCCGGCTTTGCGCACCGCCAGTGACGAGACCGAGCGGCAGGCCATTCTCCAGGAGGCAATGGCAAGCGGCTTTGAGATTGCCACCGCGGAGGCGGAGACCGGCACCGGCGCCATGGAACAGCTTCGAAACGCGATCGGCGATCTGAAAGAACAGGGCGGTGCCGCATTGACGGGATTCCTGAGGCCGAGCATTAGAGGCCTGACGAACTATGTACAACATCTGACGGATTCGATTGCCAAAACACGCGAGCTCAGGAGAATCGCCGAGGAGCTGGCTGCAGGAGAGGAAGTTGCGGCTACCGATCGGATCGCTCTTCTGCAGGAAGAAATCAGAATATTGGAGCTACGAAAAGGCCGGCGTGAGGAGGATGTCAGCGCAATCGAGCAGCAGATAAAGATTCGCGAAGCGCAGATCCATGCATTGGGGAGAATGGCGCAGGCAGAGGCTCTTACCGAAAAGTACCGGCGCGAGGGGGCTGAGCAAGCCGCCAAGGAGCAGGAAAGGCGCGCGGCGATAGAAAAAGAATATGTCGAAGGCCTCGCGGCCATGAATGCATTCATCGAGGATAACCGCAGCGAATACGAGCGACTGGCTGAGCAGCTGGCATATTTTGAGAGCTTCACATGGGCTGAGGATCAGACGTATCAGCTCCAACTGCAAGCAGAGGCTATCGAGCTGATCAAAGAGAAAATGAAGGCCCTTCGTGAGAAAGAAGGCGAAGGGACCACCGACACCTGGGAAGAAAAAGTCGCTGCCATGGCTGCGGGGACCGACGCGGCCATGGAGCAGTACCAGCTCGAGCTGGATGCCTTTGCGGCCATGGAGGAGGAGAAACGCGTTATCGCGGCAGAGGCCGAGGCAGAGCGCACACGGATCGCGGAGGAGGAAGCCGCAAAAAGAGAACAGGTCGAGCAAAGCGCTCTGGACTTCATGACCGGCATCTGGAGGCAGCTGGATGCGATCGGCAGCGCCCGGGCGCGTCGCGAGATGGATCAGCTGCGCCGGCAGCACGACCTCGAGCTGGAGAGCTTCCAGGGCACCGAGGAGCAGAAGGCGGCCCTGGCCAAGCAATTCCAGAAGGAAGAGGCAAAGCTGGAATACGAAGCCGCCCTGCGTTCCTGGAAGATGCAGCTTGCCGGCGCTCTGGCTGCCGCGGCCCGGGCCGTGATCGAGTCCATGAAACTCGGTTTTCCTTGGGCTATTCCCATGGTCGCCATGGCGATCGCACAGAGCGGCCTGCAGCTGGCCGCACTCCATGCCGCCAAGCCCGTGCCCGCGTTCGCCATCGGTGCGGATTTCATCGTGCCGCCCGGTTATCCGAACGATAGCTACCCGATGATGGTCGAGTCCGGCGAGCACGTGGTGGTGGAACCGCGGGGCGGCGGGGAGACTGTCATCCGCAACATCATCAACCTCGATGGCCGGGTATTTGCCGATTTTATCACTCGAGCGACAAAAGATCGGCGAGTTCTGATCAGCTCGGGATCGGTGGTGAAGTGATGAGGATTTGCTATCGTAACGAGGTCGATCAGCTGACTCCCGTAGCGAGCTCCGAGAAGAGTGGATATCCTGCGACCAATGCACAACATATCCACTTGGCCCGCGCATGGCGCACCACCGACGTGACCGGCCAGTATCTCACGCTGGATGCCGGTGCCGGGAAGACGATCATGGCCACCTGCGCGGCGATTATTGGCAAGAACCCCTATCCGCACAACCTGAGTGCCGGCACCATTACAAAAATCCAGGCGCATACAAGCGACAGCTGGGGCGCTCCGGACTTTGATCAGGCGTTCACATACGATGCTGGCACGATGCTGGTATTTTTCCCTTCTACGGCCAAGCGCTTTTGGCGTTTCTATTTCGACGATGTAGGGCCAGATAACAACTGGTATTCAGTCTGCTGGAGCCCGCAGTTGGGGCTGTTCTGTGCAGTGGCATACACCGGTACCGGTGACCGGGTGATGACCTCTCCGGATGGGATCAACTGGACAATCCGCAGCAGCGGGGGGAACCCGGACGGATATCTAGAGATCCCCCGGCTGTTCCTGGGCACCTACCTGCAGATGCCCCCGATCGAGCCGGGAGCCGAGCTTCCGCTCGCCACGAGTTCGGTGGGTGATACGAGCCTGAGTGGTCAGTTCTATGGGGACAAACGCATCCAGAGGCTCGCGCCGGCATTCCGCTTGCCGATCGTTGGGAATAGCGAGCGGCTGGCGATCAATGCGATGTTCGCGGAAGTCGATATTGTCATGCCAGTTCTGCTCATCGTCTGGGAAGACTCGCTGGACGTGGAACCGCCGTTATACTGCCGCATCGACCAGGAGCGGCTTGAGTACGCCAAGGCGGAGGAGCCCGGGCTGCTGTGGTCGCTGGATTTGCAGTTCATGGAGGTATTCTGATGGCAGGCAGCACACTCACTTATCCACTCAACGGAGCAGCAAACTGGGAGGCGTTTCCGGATATCGTGCAGAAGATCCAGGC